GTGTAGTCATAGTTGCATTGAGGGCACGTAACGCCATTTTCAGGGCCTTTACTTCATTCATTCTGTTTCTCCTGTTGCATCCAGCGCCAAGCGTAGGGTTTCGTCTTTAGTCATGTGTTCTTCTGCTTGAGTTTGGCTGAAATAACGCAAACAATTTCGTCAAGAACAAAATTATTTGAAACTTTATTGCCAAATACTTGTTCAAGCCAATCAAAGTCCGCAGGCGTCAGCCCAACCCATTCACGCTGGGGCTTGATCTCTTTGAGTATCTGCTTACCCAGATTACTCTTCTTCTCAATCTCGTTGAATGCTTCGTCCATTTCGGGTGTCCAGTCGTCCATGATTCACTCCTTTATTCCTGACTCGTGCCCATGATTCGGTGTTCTTGGAAGCGCACGGTACGCTTTAGTTTTGAGTTCTCCTCTTTGAGTCTTTCCACTTCGCTTTGCAGTCGGTTTAACCGGCTTGACGCTTGGTCGATCCAGTCTTTCACTTCTTGCGGCATCTCGTAGAGCCTTTCTGGCTGCTTTTTCTGCGGCTCGCTCTTCTTGGCGGATACGCTCTTCTGCTTCAGCGAAACGGTGGACTTTACGGGAAGTTCCTGTTTTTTTAGCGGCATGTTTTGCCTCCTTTAAGTATTGGTCGGGGTCTGACAACCCCATGAATGGATTGACAGACACTGTGTTCATTGGCGTTGTGCAGATTTGCGGTTGCGGATGGCTTCACCCAATCCTTCAATGTTGACGCACTCGTCGGCCAGCTTGGCGCACTCTTCACGCTCGAGCATGATGGCCCTCTTGATTGTTTCAATGGCTACAGTAATGATCTCTTCCTTGGCCAACGCCAGCGCATCGTCGAACTCTTGCTGTGTGAAGAACTTGACGGCGCCGTTATTGCCGAGCAGGGATCGAGCCAATAGGCTGAGTTCTTTTTTCATAGCGGTGCTTCCTCAAAGTTGTCCGGGTTGAACTTGGGTTCTCCCGGTTTATTGGGCGGTAACTGGGTTGGAAAAGGCCACATTATTTCTTCTCCGGGGGTGGTGGGATCATAGTCTCGCTTGGTGGCACCCAGCCGAACTTGCGCCAGATTGTCTGCACATCGCTGCCCGACTTCCATTTGAAGTCTGGTGGGGGCATGCAAATCTTTGAGTGGGGTGGTAATGGTGTAATCATTCTGCTCTCTCCATTTGACGTTCTTGCTCTTGCTCAGACAACTGGCAGCCGATCTCGTATGCCAAATGATCAATAGTCTCGGCGTCCAAGATCTTGATGACGTTAACGCCCTTGTACAAAACCTCTTCAACCACCACGTCAGTGGTGTAGGTTTCATAGTTCAGTTTGGTTTCGTATTCCACCACTACGGTGTCGTGGTTCAGTTCCATTTGAATGCTCATGGTTGTCTCCTTAATAATGTTTAACAATGAGTTTAAGCATGTCGGCAACATCTTTTGAAATGTCAGTAAAAGCCTCAAGTTCACTTTCATTGTGTGAGGCCTGATCGTCCGGTGAGTAATAGTCGCCTTGAATAAGAATTCTGTCACCCGCCCAACGACCAATCATTGGATGTTCAGGAAAATCACCGTTGCCTCTTCCATTGCTATTGGCAAGCAAAGCAAATAATGCCGTGCTGGTGCTGCCAATGTGACCAACCTGTTCATACAATTTCAACCCGTTATCAATGCTGTGTGGATAAATGCGTTCTTTTTTGTCTAGGTTGTAAACCTCGTGATATTGGCCCATAGCTGTCTCCTTATTTAATGTGAACGATGGTGAAGTGGTCGCGCAAAAACTTAATGTCGTTGTCGTACATCTCGTCCATATACTTGGCCACAAAGCCACCCAGAATCATGTTGTAGCAGTCGCGCTTGGCCATGTAATAGTCGTAGTTACGTTCACCTTCACGGAAGTTCGACCATTGGTTTTGATTGGCAAAGCGCTCAATATCGTCCTGAAGGCTGTTCTCAGAGTAATAAGCCTTGAAGCCATTCAGGTCATAGTGGGCGATGAAACCAGAGCAAAGATTCAAGAACTTGTAGCCGGTGTTGTTCAGCTTGTTGATGTCTTTGCAGGCGGCCAGCACGTTCTTGCTGATCAAGCGCTTTTGGTTGTAGGTCAATGGTGTCATGGTGTTTACCTCGGTTTAACCGAGGGCCGAAGCCCTCAGTTGGTTTATTGGTTGGCGGTTTCGATTGCGTACACGGGGAAGTTTCTGGATGACAGGGCAATCAAGTTGCCAAATCCGTCATCAGCACAAAACACCGTGGTGGTGCGAGAGATGTAGTTCGAGGGAACTTGAAATGCCCAAAATCCAATGAGTGTTTGCATGATGATCCCCTTGATTAACGGCTGGTGGTTTTGATGGAGAAGACAGCGGTGGTCTTGGTGAACTTGTTGTAGAACTCCTCGCCCAAGTCCTTGATGAATGCTTCCTTGTCGAACACAGTGCGGTTGCATTCGGTGTATGTGCATTTGAACAAAGCACCTTCGAAGACCTTGGTTTCGCCGTTGATTGCAACATCCTTCATTGCATCTTTGATCTTGTCGGCTTGCTTGGTCAGCGTGGCGATCTGTGCCAACAAGGTGCCGAGTTCGTCAGCGGAAGAAGGGGTGGTGGTGATAACTGTCATTTCGTTCTCCTAAACCTGCAACATCGCAGTGAGGAGAATTTTAACAACAAGTTAAAGAACCTGTAAATAGATACCCGACTAAGTTGTAGGGTTAATTATTTTGCATGTACTCAATCAGGTCGTGGATCGTCCGGTTGAGGGCGTCGTTCTCGTCCATCTTGGCTATGGCCCACGCACGTTTCTGGCCGTGCCAACCTAAAAAATTATTGGTATGGCAGGACTTGCATAGAGCCACCACGGTGTACTGGTTGCCCTGCTTTGTGTGGTGGGCATCCGATGGGCCTTCCTGACCGCATACCGAGCAGGGAAGGCACTTGATCATGGCCACATAGGCACGTTCTCTGGCGTTCAGTTTGTTGTTCATGCCACGTTCCTATCCATAGCACGATTAGAGGCCTCTGTAGACCTCCAGACGTCGATTCGAGCCTGTGCTGCCACTATGTGCCAACGTAGGCCTTCTGCGGTCTCTGTGGCCGTTTTAATGGCCTTCAGGAGTTCTATGTACTCTGAGTCTGCATACGCTTCCATTTCCGCGGCTGCGACCGATTTAGCCCCATTGACGATGGCCGTCTTCATGAGAAGGGCTTTCTTGCTCTTGCGGAACTCTTCGAGGTACGTCAGTTCGGCCTTTGCCTGTGCGTACTTGGCGCCGTTTGAGTAGATGTACTCAATGGCCTTGAGGGGGTTGATGTCAGCGTGATTCATGAGAACCTCGCAATCAATGCCGCATCAGCCAACGCTTGGCCCTTTGCTTTTGTTCCGAGGTCTTTCCATGTTGGCCACAACTGGATCGCCCTTGAACGTGCGGCGTCCTTGTCCTTACCAATCAGTCCTGCGGCCTTTTTCCAAGAATTCGGCGTCACCAAAGTGCTAGGCAGTCCCATAGCCCCGATAACGCCCATTACAGTCCCGCAGGAGTGGCCAAAGTTGAACATGGATACCACGCCCTGTCCGGGCATTGCATGCACCTGCTCAATGAATACATGGGTGGCACAGCACGATGCAATAAAGTCGTATAGCGCAGCCGCATTGACTCGAGTAGCCGTGCCGACTTTGTAAGTGGGCATGGCAGTCCATTCAATGGGCTGGCCGTCCTCCAAGAGAACAATGGCGCCAGATGCGCCGGGGTCGATGCCAATAACTCTCATGCTTCACCTCTTGCTCGGATTGCTACTGCATTTGAGTAGAGAATCATTTGTGCAACGTTATCTGACCGACACGCATTAGCGTTTAATTCAACAATCTTTGCACATGCCTCACGCTCATGCTGTGCTACCAGTTTGGCAAACTTTACGGGGTCTAATTCGCCAGCGACATAGTCACCATTGCTTTCAATAACCAAAGCTTGGTCATATAGTTTTGCAATTTGTTCGTCAGTCATGCTTCACCTCTTGCTCGGATTTGATTAGCAATTCCAACTGCTGTGCCGTTTTGAGGTGGGTGAGAAGTCAAGCTTATGTGCATTGCATAGCGTTGCTTTTCAGCAATTTCAATACACGCCTCACGCTCATGCTGTGC